AACGACCGCATCAACACCTGGCGAAAGATGAAGCAGCTCGACGAATTGCTGGAGACAAAGCCAACCGCACAAGCCGTAGCAGAAATGGCAGAACTGCGCATCCGCAATCTTCAAGCATTTGCCGAGCTGCAATCTTTCAATGATACTGGTAAGTTCCTCTGCAAACACCCGATACTCTTCGGACGTTCAGAGATAGCCCAGCTCATCAAGTTGCTCCGCACTGACCCAGCCGAGTTCCTCCGTCAGCACAAGAATGTTCTCGACAACATCAAGCGTTATAAGTCGTTCGTTAAGCGCAAGGATCGTAAAGAGAAAAGAGATGCTGATAAGCGGAACCTCCAAAAGTATCAAGAGAAAGAGCGACTGTTTAAAATGGTTCTTGAACAACAAAATAAATAATTACAATGGAAAATAGTATAAAAGTTTTTAATTTGGGCGGTTTGCCTACTGCCCCGCTGGACTCTTTTATCGAACTTCAGGAAGATTTCAAAAAGCCTGATGCAGACAAACTATCGAAGCTTCAGATGCTCATCATCACTCGAGGTTTCAAGTATTCATTCAAAGTATGGAAAGATTCTGAAGGTAAGCTTTGGATTATAGATGCACACCAAAGACGCAAAGCCCTTCTTGGACTTCGCTCCTATGGATTTAAGATTCCAGAGATTCCCTATGAGGAAATCCAAGCATCTAATAAGAGGGAAGCTGTCGAAGAGATTGCTGCCTATAATTCAGAGTTCGCTCAGAAGAATCCAGACACTCTCCTATTCACTAAGTATAATATCAGTGGCGATGATCTTGCTAAGTTTAATCTTGGCTACGAAGTAAAACAAAATGACTTCTCAATCGGTACAGATAAACTATTTGCCTCGGAAAGTGACACTGCTGATATTCAAGAGGATGTTGTCGATACTCTTCCACAAGAGGATAACGAAGTGTTTGCTCGTCCTGGTGATATTTTCAGACTTGGAAATAACAGGTTGATGTGTGGAGATTGTCGGTCTAAGAGCGATATTGTTGCCCTCATGAATGGACGTGTTGCTGATATGATTCTCACTGATCCTCCTTATAATGTTAATTACGAAGGTGGAGGAGATAGCAAACTTACCATACAGAATGACTCTATGGAAAATGACCTCTTCCTTCGCTTCTTGCAGTCTGTATTTAATGTTATGTTTTCCATTGTCAAGCCTGGTGGCTCATTCTACGTCTTCCACGCAGACTCGGAAGGTGAGAATTTCCGCAGGGCAATTCGAGAAGCAGGATTCAAAATAGCACAGTGCTGCATTTGGGTTAAGGATTCTCTTGTAATGGGTCGACAAGACTATCAGTGGCAGCACGAGCCTTGCCTTTATGGTTGGAAACCAGGGGCAGCTCACTTTTGGAACTCCGACAGAAAGCAGACTACCATTTGGAACTTCGATAAACCAAAGGCTAACAGAATCCATCCGACGATGAAACCTATTGCGCTGATGGCGTATCCTATTACTAATAGTACGAAGAATGGTGATGTGGTTGTAGATGTGTTCTCTGGGTCAGGTTCAACCATTATGGCGTGCCAGCAGACAGACCGCATTGGGTATGGAATGGAAATAGATCCTAAATATGTGTCGGCAACTGTACGAAGATTTATGTCTATGTTTCCACAGCAGCCTATTCTGTTAGAGAGAGATGGCGTAGTCTTGTCGGAAGACGATACTAAAAAAATAATTCTATGTCAGAATTAGTTGTAAAAGAGATTCTATCAGATGAATATGTAAATCAAGTCAGAACGTTCGGGGCGTTAAACTATACCCCCGAACGTATTTGTCAGCTACTTGCCTTAAGGAAAGCTAAGCGAGAAGCATTGCTATACCGCATAACTCTTCCTGGTGATGTTTATTTTGAGGCGTACCAACAAGGTCTCGCACTTGGAGAGTATAACATAGACGCTGAACTTGCTAAGAAGGCTGAGAAAGGTGATAACGATTCTATTACTTTACTCGAGGAACGTAAGAATGAGCGTGCTGAGAAAGACCTACGTATGAAACTCTTTGGAATATGAAAAGCGAAATTGAGAAGTTAGACACTATCCACCCTGACCTAATATCTGCATTCTTGACGAATGGAGATTGTGAAGGCATACCTCAAGATGTTAAGTTGTTCTTGCAGCAGCTGCAATGGTCTGCTGAGATATTCGAACACGAGCGTAATATTACGAGAGCAGCTAAGAAACTGAAGCTTCGTATTAACGCTGAGCAACGGATAAAGATAGAAGAGCGCACTTGTATGGCGAGAATCTATCAGGCAATCAACTACTTCCAAGTTGACTGCAATGTCCCTATAAAGGTTTGGGAGAGCAATTTTGCAAACAAATATGAAGACCTTGCTAAGCTCTGCGCACTTAATCGCGACTATAAAGGTATGAAGTCGTGTTATGATGCTGCTCTTGAGTGTCGTCGTAGATCTTCTGAGATTGCAGAGGCAGATAGAGACTTAGGAGTTCTCTTCTTGATTTCTCCAGAGTTAAGTCCAGAGGAACTTGGCTTCTCGAAGAAGAGTCTCAAGGACATTGCAGCGAAACACAATCAAGGTTTTTATGTTACGCTTATCGACTCGCTGCCTATCGAGCAGAAGGAGAAGAAGCGACTGCTGCGTGATGCTGACATTCAAGACGCTGAAATAGTAGAGGAGATTCCAAATGACTGACGAATTAACAACACAAAACAACGAACAGCCAACAGTCGACTTTGAGCACTATTACATGAACCGTGTTCAGCTGTTGGCAAACATTATCGACCCGAATATGCTCTATGCTGAATGGGCTCGTGCGACGGGTAAAACGGAGGGCGTTATCGTTCCCCGACTTATCCGTGTAACGAATGATATGCCTGGTGAACTCTCGTTCCTGGTGCATAAGACTTACGTCGCCCTGATGACAAACGTCTGGCCTAACATTCAGGCTTCGTTCTCTCGTCCTGTCATCGTTAATGGCAAGCAGCGAGCAATGTTAGAGTATGGTATCGATTATGTGGTGGGCGAAGCGAAGCTACCTTCTCACTTCCGTCGACCACGCTACCCTATTGCCTATGCTAAGCACTCGGTCATCTTTCGCAATGGTGCACACCTTCAATTAGTATCTTCAGATCAGCCTGAAAGTGTCGCAGGTCGTAATGCCGTCCACGCTTTCGTTGAGGAGATGAAGCACAACAGCGGTGAGAAACTCAAGTCACGTCTTTTCCCTTCCCTTCGTGGTGGTTCAGCTGACATCCGTCGCTCTGCTTACTATGAAGGCGTGACAGGTGTGAGCGATACGGCACGTGTCGACCTTGGTGAGGACGATTGGTTTGAGGAATACGAAAATAAGATGGACCGACAGCTCATTGAGGAGATAGCCAGTGTGTCGCTTGCTATCAATCAGTCGCTCTATAAGCAGTTTATGCTACAACAGGACCTTCGCAACACGAAGAACCCAGTCACAATGGAGAAAATCAGACTGGAGAATGAACGCCTTAACGCCTTTGTTGCCCGATGGAAACCACGCTTGGCGGATATGCGAAGGAACGCAATCTACTATATCCGTGCTTCATCGTTCTGCAATAAAGACATCTTGGGTCCTAAGTTCTTTAAGACCCAGCTCGATACGCTCGATATGGATGAGTTCCTGACTGCAATCTGTGCCATTCGACACAAGGAAGTTACTAACAAGTTCTTCACCACTTACGACCACGAGCGACACCAGTTCAAGGATAGTTATATCTATGACCAGATACTGAAACTAAACCTCAAGGACCACTTCACCCTGACCGCTCGCTATCTTCGCCACTACGATAAGCGTGAACCGCTCTACGTTGGTTACGACCCTGGTAACTTCCAATCGCTCATTGTCGGACAGAAGAAAGAGTATGGTAGTCGCTTCGACATTATCAAGGAGTTTTGGGCGTATATACCCGATGACCAGCAGAACCTTGCGCAGCAGATGTATTCTTTCTTTGGTACTGATGCGGTAAATAAGGTAATACATCTCTATCCTGACCGTGCAGGAAATAAGACACGTGAGGAATTAGAGCAGATAACTACTGACTCTCTGACGATGAAGGCAGCCTTAGAGAGTTACGGCTTTTCAGTTCTTCTTTACAACGACGGTGCACCGACCATTTACCACTGGCAGCAGTTCCGCCTCTGTCAGTTGCTCTTTGGTGAGAAGATTCCTTCACTTCCGAAGGTGCGTGTTGATGAAAATGAATGCCCGTACCTTTGCAGTGCTATCCTTATCAGTCCATTGAAGAAAACCAACGGCAGAATAGAACTCGACAAAACTTCAGAAAAGAAGGAGGAACTGAAAAGAAGACCAGGACTAACAACGCAGCTCCCAAGTGCGATGATTTACCTTTTATACGGTCTTTATTCTGATCTTATCAAAAAGGAATTAAGCAGTTATCCTGATGATTTGCCCGAAAACATCACGATATAACACCCAATAATGTCCAATATTTGATATAAAAAATGTCCAAAATAGGGCAATAATAAAGGTTGTTTACATAGGTCAAAATCTTATTTTATTGTGTTTCAGCTGTTTACGTTTTGAAAATCAAAATCAAAAATAAACGAATGACGGAAATCACCACGCACCGCTGAGTTGAGGAAAAGAGGTGCAACGTTCCAAAAGTTGGGAAATATGACAGGGAGGGGATAAAATCGTCCTTTGTTCCCACAGCGATTTTCAGTAATTTCGCAAGTAATGGAGAAGACAATTGAATTGAACGGCATCGATGCAATGCAATGGGCAAGAGAGATAAGCAGAGTACCACAAGGTGACTTCACTATCTGCTTCTTTCCTTACGCTCGCTCACAGGGTATGGCAGGCGAGCAAATGGTAGTCAAGGAACATTGCAAGTACCGTACACAACTACCAGAGGAGTGTTTCAAGGTCGACTCCGAGAACTTCTTTCTCTTCGAGGACCAAGAGGGAAACCCCAAGATGTGCTATCGCATACTCATCAGGTACATGGGGTTCCCACAAGACGGATATAAACTACATAAGATAAATTGGTTATGACAGATAGTATTGAACTGCACGGCAACGCTGGTCTCTACGTCATGGACGGCAATACCTTCTCCTTTCAGATTGGAGAAGGAAGAGAGTTGTCGACAAGCCCAGGGCTACTCGTACCACAGGGTAGACAGACTTGCCTACATGAACACCAGTGGATGAGTGTGAATGGATACCAAGTGTGTATGCGTGGTATGAACAACGCACTGTGTGAAGAGGTAACGATGGAGATAAAGCAGAACCGCCTGCTGCCTCGCTTGTATAGCAAGGAGATTAAGATGCTCTATGGTAATGGACCATGCGCCTATATGCAGACAGTAGAAGGTGGTAAGCTGCGACGTGAGTACACCGCACTGCCTGCTTGGGATGAATGGCTGAACTCTTGGCAGGAACGTGGTATGGAAACATCCGCACAGGAGTTCGCTAAGACCTGTATCAAGAACTACTACTGGTTCGGTGATTACTTCGTTAAGTGGCGGTTCTCACGTGGTAAGCGTATTGGTATGTTACCAGTTGCTGGACTTGAACCATTAGAGAATAAGCACTGCCGTCTTGCTACCACCCGTAAGGATGTTGCCTATGATCAGATTAACTATGGAGACTTTAACAACATTGCAGTAGGACGGTGGACATACGGCTTAGGCAATTACAAGATATATCCTAAGTTCGCATTGTCAGAAGTTGACAACTATCTATTCGCTGCCGTGTCACACCACCGTGAGAAATCAGTAGATGAGTTCTACGGTGTGAACGAAACCCATCAGGGCGCACGTCCATATATTCAAGGTAGTAACAAGACCGCCTCCTACATTAACTCCTTCTTGCGTAATTCCCTTGCAGCGAAGATACACATCATCATTCCGAATGCGTGGGTGTCAAGTAAGCGCAATCAGTTAGTTAAGCTATGCGAGGAGAATAAGATTCGTTCGTCTAAGAAGCAAGACTTGGTTAAATATAACGGTATCAGTATCGGTACTGAATATCGTGAATCGTTACTTGTAGAGTATATGCGATTGGAGCTGCGCAAGATAGGCGACTATCTGAGCGGTGCTGACAACCAAGGCAAAGCCTACTCTTCTATTTCATTTATGGATAGCTCTGGCAACGAACAGCAGTGGAGAATCGAAACGATTGACCTTAAGTATAAGGAATATATCGAATCTTTGATTTCTTACGATAAGCGAGCAGAAGAAGCCTTACTATCAAGCGTTGGTTTGGATGCATCTATCACAGCGGTTAGTAAAGATGGTGTCATTAGCAAGTCAGGTTCTGACGCTTACTATAACTACCTTATCTATATAATGTCGCTCACACCAGAGGACGAGATATGTGCAGAACCGTTTAATCTCGCTCTCAGATTGAATTTCCCAGACCTCTATAAGCAAGGCTATCGCATAGGCTTCTATCGTGAGGTTCCGCAGCGACAGGAAGAAATTGCACCGAAAGACAGACTAAATCAACAGCAGTCATGAATATACTCGTAGACATTTTCAAGAACTTCTCCACCTTCAGTCTTTATGCGCCTGGAGTGGAAACTAATATGGACCTGAACGATTTGCGTTCGTCTGGCCTTACGGCTCGCAAGCGTATAGAAATCATCATCAGTCGTGCGGTGTTCGAGGAACTTTTAAAAGAGGAAGAAGACTCGCCTCTTATGGAAGCTCTGCGTGCTGCTATGGCGAACATGACCATGGCAACTCAAATCATCTTTGATAGTGTTAATCGAAGGAAGAGCGAAGTCAATGTGTATAAGTATGAGCTGGAGGCGATGAAGCGTTCTTATATGGAAAATTATTGCAACGCTATCGATACGCTTGTACAACTGTTGTCAGAACCAACCGAAGGTAAAATCGCTGAGTTGTGGCGCAAGACACCTTACTACCCTATCTTGGAGCGTTGCGAAATAAAGACAATGGATCAGATGGATTCAATCTATCCTATCGATGCATCTTATCTTTACTTCTTCAGAACTATACCATTGCAGAAGGAAACACTCGATGAAGTTATGTCGATTTACTTCGAGAAACTTACAGATGATAATAGAGAGCGCATTCGTCCTATCTTGTTGCTTGCCTTGGTGAAGAAGACCATTGCAAAGTCGCTCCGTAGGTTTGATATCCTCGAGTTCCCTTCGACGATTCGAAATCTCTTCGATGATAGTCACGCTGCACGCTCTGGCAAGGATGAATCCAGTGCTATCTTTGCTCTTGCCGACCGCCTCGATCGTGAGGCGGAAGAACTCCTCTCGAATGCTGATACGCTGCTCTCCTCTGAGTCTATTTCTGACTTTTGCTCTAATTCAGCATATAATCACCCTGATGATAATATCATAATGTTGCCATAATGAAGGATATTGAACTTGTATATAAAGGTGAAATACATCGCATTCCTAACCGTTGGGATGCGATGAACGACCGCCAGTATATCCGCCTTGTAGGCGACTTCCTTCGTATGGCAGCAGGCGAGTTGTCCGCAGGAGAGGTTCGGATTAACTGGTTATGCGATATCATGGGCTGGAACAAGCGCAAGTTCCATTCAGAGGAACAGATTGCTAACCTCGTCGCAATCTCTGAACAGCTCACGTTTATGTTTCAGATAAACTATCCTGATAACAATAGCGTTCTGGATGGTGTCGACGAGGATACTTACGAGTTGTGCCGTCGTATTGATCCTTATCGCTTGAATATACCACTTGCACGTGTATTGCGCAGGCTCGACTATCAATACGTAATCGACCTCTGTTTCTGTGCGCAACTCATCCCTTCAGTTCAGATTGACGGACGTTCTTTTCCTGGTTATCGAATTGAGACGAGTTTCGGTACTCTTACTTGCTCTCTTACTGCCCTTCAGTACGTCGAAGCACAGGGGCTTATCGAGCGAGGTGAGGAGTCGTTGCCTTTGCTCGCTGCCATTCTCTATTATCCAGAGAAAGAGTACAATTCTGAATATGCGCACGAGTTAGCTAAGGATTTCGCTAAACTTCCACTCGAAACACTTACGGCTATATCGTTTAATTTTCAAGCATTTAACAACTATCTGTTTAGTAAAACTTCATTTTCTCTGCTGTCTAAGTTCGCTCATAAACCCAAGCAGCCTATCACCACCGATGCCTCTGATGCACTCTATGACCTCTCCAAGGAGGGGCTTGGAAATGCAAAACAGATAGAGCAGATGAACGTACTCACTTATCTGAAGGTGCTGCGCAAGAAGACTATCGATGCGGTTAAGGATATGAAGGGTTTTGGTTGGGATAAATTAAAAATCAGTGAGGAGGTGGGGCTGCCTATCTCTGTAATCGATAAGATATTATGATTAAAGATCAGTTTCTCTATTTCGCACAATACCCGTCAAAAGAGGGTGTTCGTGCTATACTTACCAATGGTGCGAGCGACTTCCCTGGTTATAATGACCTTGCGGAGTCTCTTGATAAACTTCCCAATGTGTCGCGACTTCCTGAGATCGCCAACTATGTCTATGGTCAGTCATTCGAGGAATTGAGGCAGCTTATCGATAAGTTAGTGGGCTCGTTCCTGTTCGTTGACTATGGCGAACTGAATATGTCAGCGGATGGACGCAACTCTTATCAGATTACCCAGCGCATCGCTATCACCGTTGCGAATAAGATGCCAAACCGTGCTGATGCTGCTGAATATATGCTTTCCTCTGACCAGACGCTCCGCCTACTCTCTAAGATTCACGCTTGGATGATTGCTGATGCTGAAGAAGGCAATATCGATTGGATATCTCGTGGCGAACTCGACAAGGCGGAGATAATCCCTTTTGTTGCCTCTGAACTATCCTCGGTTGGTTGGACCTTGATGCTCAATTGTGTTGCGCCTGACACGCTTGGAACGCACCTTTTAAGTCGGTCCTTTGCGAAACAGCCTTAAATCCTTACCTTTGTGTCGTTAATAAGTTGGTAGAATTATAGTTTGATAGTTAATAGTTTTTTCAGATTAAAGATTGTTTAGGATGACGGGGGCACGCAGCGAGGCGGGTGTCCCCTTTTTTTTTTTTTTTTTTTTT